CTTGTGTTAACTGACGCTGGAAAGCAAGTGACGATGACGAACGCTTCGGCTAGTACTCTCACGATCCCACCTAATGCGTCTGTGGCTTATGACATTGGTACTCGAATACAGGTAATCCAATTGGGTGCTGGGGCTGTGACCCTTACGCCGGGTGCAGCGGTAACAGTTTCTAGTCTTGCCACAACCCTTGCTATGTCTCAATTTCAGGTCGCTACCCTCATCAAGACCGCTACGAACACTTGGGTTGCTAATCTCGGTGGCGGCGGTGGCGGTGGCGGTGCAGGCGACTCTGATCAAACCGTTTTGGCAGTTCAAATCTTTAGTTAGGAGCAATTATGGCAACTTTTAGTAAATTAGCGTTACAGCCAGCAGGTACTACAGGCACAGGTCTTGGTGTGTTGGTTGCTGCTACGGCTACGGCTGGTACGGCCATTCATACTGCTTCTGCGACTTCAACCACGATTGATGAGATTTGGTTGTATGCGGTGAACTCTTCTACTTCGGCTGTGAAACTCACGATTGAGTGGGGTGAGGCTACTGCCCCTAACGGCAACATTGAGTTAACTATTGCAGCTGAGTCGGGTTTGGTTTTGGTTACTCCCGGTTTGGTTATGCAAGGTAATGCGACAGCGAAGGTTGTTCGCGCTTTTGCCGCAACCGCAAACGTAATCGTCATTCACGGATACGTTAACCGAATCACCGCATAAGGTCGAAGCATGACGCTTCGTTGGGATCAACGTTCTAGGGTTTCTACCTATACACAGTCTTGGGTAACTAATGCTGACCCTGACTTTGGGGTATTTGAATCTATTGCTACTACGGTTTTGAGTTCATCTACTGGAACGGTAACTTTTAGTTCCATTCCTCAAACATATAAGCATTTACAACTTCGTGTTATAGGCAAAACCGACAGAGCACTTAACAGGGATTCGTTCAGAATACGGTTTAATTCTGATTCAACGACTACGAATTATCGTTCGCATTTTGTTTATGGTAATGGTGCTTCTACGGCAAGTTCCGATGAAGGAGATACTGCTGGTGGAGTAAATTACCGTCTGTCAGGCAACTCTGGGGCAACAGACATTTTTGGTGCTTCTATTGTTGATGTTTTAGATTATTCCAACACCAATAAATATAAGACCACAAGATGCTTGGGTGGCGCAGATTTCAATGGTGCGGATGGAGAAATGTATTTGGGTTCAGCGGTTTGGTTGAGTAGTAGTGCAATAACATCGTTTACGATTGTTCCTAACACGGGAACAAACTTTTTGCAGTATTCGCATTTTGCTTTATATGGGATTAAGGGATAATCATGGCTGTTTCTGCGTATGAAGTAATCAGCACACAGACCTTGGGTTCGTCTGTGCAGACTGTAACGCTGTCTAGTATTCCGCAAACATATACAGATTTAGTTGTTGTGGTGAATGCTCAATCAAGCGTCAATTCTGACTTGTATGTATATTTTAATGCGAGCAACACAAATCTGTATTCAAGAACAACTTTGTGGTCTGATGGAAGTACCGTTGGTTCTACTCGTATTGTTCACGGGGATGGATATAATTTTCTTGTTTTGACTTATTATGGTGCTGTTACGACAGTTGCTGGCGGTTCTGTTCATACCATAAACATTATGAATTATGCTAATACAACGACTCGTAAAACTGTGTTGGCTCGGTGTAGCGCACAATCTAGCGGTGTTGATGGAACAGTAGGTGTTTGGTCTTCGACGGCCGCCATAACTTCTATGACTTTTGATTTGGCTTCAACACGAACTTTCTCTGCTGGTTCAACATTTACATTGTACGGAATTAAGGCCGCATAATGGCTGCATACAATTTGATCGCAACTACTACGGTAGATTCACCGAGCGGTGCTTCAAGCATCGAGTTCACTTCTATCCCACAAACATACACAGATTTAGTATGTGTCGTTAGTGGTCGTGCAACAACAGACAACCCAACTCTTTACACTTACTTTAATAATGATACGACTTCCTCAAATTATTCATTTAAGGCAGTAAACGGTGATGGAGCGAGTTCTTCTGCTAGTTCAACATCACAGGCTTGGTTTATGAGAGTTAATCCATCTAGCGCAACTGCATCAAGTTTTAGCAACGGAATAATGTATATAGCCAATTACACTAATTCAACGATCAAGGCAGTTGGTGTGGATTCGGTTACTGAAAACTATGGCGTAACAGCATACACACAACTCAACGCTGGATCATGGTCTGGAACAGCAGCGATAACATCTATCAAGTTAGACCCATATGGGACAGACTTCGCACAGTTCTCATCAGCATCCCTTTACGGAATCAAAAACAGTTAGGAAAATAACATGGCAACAAAACTCATTATTGACTGCGTTACAGGCGCAACCACAGAAGTCGAATTATCGGCAGAAGAAATCGCCCAACGCGAGGCTGACGCTGAAGCATTCGCCGAGCAGGAAGCTGCACGTCAGGCTGAGGCCGATGCGAAGGCTGCTTTGAAGGTTTCCGGGCAAGCAAAGTTGAAGAAACTTGGTTTGTCTGATGCTGAGATTGAGGCTTTGGTCGGCTGATGCGTGGTGGCAGAACACGAGTTTCACAGTATGTGAATCAGAACCCCCGTTATAAGTTGCAACAAACTTTTAATGGTGGTGTTGAGTCGTATGTGTCTGTTGCTGGGGTGTTTTATAAGGTTCATACTTTTGCTTCGACTGGTACTTTGTCGTTTGGTTCGCAAGCCACAACGGTTTTGGACACAGAGTATTTGGTTATTGCAGGTGGAGGTGGTGGTGGTAATGCTGATGCTGGCAACCAAGAAGGTGGTGGTGGTGGTGGTGCTGGTGGCTATCGTTCTTCTGTTAGTGGTGAGTCATCGGGTGGTGGAGTATCTGCCGAATCTCCGTTGCAATTAACTGCTGGAACTTCATACACGGTTACTGTTGGTGCAGGTGGCGTAGGTAATGCTGGTGCGGTAACAAGTGGTACTAATTCTGTTTTTGGTTCTATCACTTCTATAGGTGGTGGTCGTGGTGGTACTTACGGTGCTGGAGGTAATGTCGCTAACGGTGGCTCAGGCGGCGGTGGTGGTGTTTCTGCTGGTGGTACTGGTACTGCTGGTCAAGGTTTTAACGGTGGTACTGCCGCTGGTTCAGCGCACGGTGGTGGTGGTGGTGGTGCTGGAGCAGTAGGTGCTGCTGGCACTCTTACAAATGGTAGCGGTGCTGGTGGTGCTGGTGTCTCATCATCAATAACTGGTTCATCTGTTGCTCGTGGTGGCGGTGGTGGTGGCGGTGGACTCTACAACCCAACTACTTACACAGGAGGTGCAGGTGGTAACGGTGGTGGTGGTGCAGGTGGTAACGGTGCAGGATCAACGGGAAATGTTGGTAATCCAGCAACAATAAATACTGGTGGTGGAGGTGGTGGTGCTGGTGGTCAAAATGTTTCAGCAACAAACGCTGGCGGCAACGGTGGTTCAGGTATAGTCATTTTCCGTTATCTCACAGCCGATGCAATTGCTAAAGGTTTGTCTATTACGGCTACAGGTGGCACATCAACGCCTTCGGGTGATTACACGGTTTGGTCGTTTACGTCTACTGGCACGGTGACTGTTACTGTTGCGGCTCCTTCGTTGGTGAACGCAGAGTATTTGGTTGTCGCAGGCGGTGGCGGTGGCAATAACTCTTACGGCGGTGGTGGTGGTGCGGGTGGAATGTTGACAGGTTCACAGTCATTGACTGCTGGAACTTCTTACACGGTTACTGTCGGTGCTGGTGGTGCAGAAAATACTATTGGTAGTAATTCGGTTTTTGGTTCTTTGACTTCTACTGGTGGTGGGCGTGGTGGTAATGAGGGTGGAACAGACAACTCAGGTGGTGCAGGTGGTAGCGGTGGCGGTATGGGTGGTTCGGGTGGTAGCGGAAGTGGCTCTGTTGGAACTGGAACTGTCGGTCAAGGAAACAATGGTGGAAGCAGAACAATAACTGGCACTTTTGCCCCTGCGGGTGGTGGAGGTGGCGCAGGTGCTGTCGGTGGTAACGGTAATGGTGTCAGCACGGCTGGTAATGGCGGTGCAGGTTTGGCATCCTCAATAACAGGAACTTCAGTTACCTATGCTGGTGGTGGAGGTGGTGGTGTCACTGGTGGTGGAACTGCTGGCACAGGTGGCACAGGTGGAGGTGGTAACGGCAGTCAAACAACCCCAATCGCTGGTACAGCAAACACTGGTGGCGGTGGTGGTGGCGGTGGTGCTGTTGGTGGTTCAGGCATTGTTATTATTAGATACCCAATCGGATAGGAAAAAGACATGGCACATTTTGCAGAAATAGATTCAAACAACAAAGTCCTTCGAGTGATCGTTGTCGCTGACGAACATGAAGCAAATGGCGCACAATGGTGTAATGGTCTGCTTGGTGGAACGTGGGTGCAAACCAGTTACAACAACCGTATTCGGAAACAGTATGCAGGTATCGGCTTTTCGTATGACGAGGAAGCTGACGTGTTTGTTGCACCGAAACCTTACGCGTCTTGGACTCTTGACGAAAACCATGATTGGCAGCCACCAACAGCGAAACCTGAAGGGTTTTATACCTGGGATGAAGATTCTTTGTCTTGGATTGCTGTAGGGGAATAGCCCTAGACAACCGTTGAACGGTATGCGATAATACGGTTATGCCTGCTACAGATGCTTTTTCACGCCAACGCGCTTTAACCAATGACCCATATACCAATGCGGTTGCTGTTACCCCTCACGACACAAACGATCTCACCTATGTGACTCGTGGTGTTTATGTTGGTGGTGCAGGAACCTTGAAGGTCAATATGCAGGATTCGGGTACGGTGACGTTTACTGGTGTTCCTGTTGGAACTTTGTTGCCTATTCGTGCTACTCGTGTGTATTCGACTGGGACTACTGCCACCACTATTCTTGCTTTGTGGTAAGTCGTGTGGCGGTTTCGCTCGTGGATAGTGATTGTTCCTGTCTGCATTTTGGCGTTGCTGTCGCCTGCTAGTCGTGTTAAAGCTGATGCGTTAGGTAATTGGACTTACAGCCAGTCTTGTGCTGCTTCGGGTTCTATTGAGGTTGATGGCGATGCGATCATTTTGCATGGCCCTGATATGGCTGGTTGTAGTGGTGCTTCTCATTGGGTGAAGATTGAGTCGTTGATCCCGGAAGGGGTTAATACGGTTGATTTCACTTGGGTGTATCAGACGAATGATGGTGCATGGTATGACCCACCACAGTATGCGGTTAATGGGCAATATGTGATGTTGACTCAACAGAACTATGCGACTGGTTCGCTTTCAATCCCTGTTGTTGAGGGAGATATTTTTACTTTTAGGCAGTATTCAACAGATACTTGTTGTCAGCCTGGGCATTTGACGATCAGCAATTTGTCGCTTTGGACTGCTTCTGAAACGACCACTACGACCACTACAACTACTTCTACGACTACTTCTTCTTCCTTACCCCAAACAACATCAACAGAATCAACAACGACCACAACACAACTGTCACAAACGACAACATCTACCGTTCTCGACCCATCCACCACAACGGCAGTACCACAAACAACAACATCAACAACCCTGCCAACCTCATCTAGTTCTTCCTCTTCTTCTTCTCAGCCACAAACGACCACAACGCTGCAAGAAACAACCACCACATCGGTGACACCAACAACCATCCCCACCATTCCATTTACGCCTCCCACGACCGTTTTCGTTCCGACTGGAACAACCACCACAATAGTCGAAGCACCGATAGAAATGCCACAAATTGAAGAGGGGCTTCCCTCAAATATAGAAATACCAGTTGCAACAGATCTACCGATAGAACTGCCAACCACCATAGAAGATCTGCCATTGGTTCAGGATAACGATTTGATTGATGAAGTGTTGCCTGTTGACGAAGTGTTGCCTGTTGACGAAGTGTTGCCTGAGGTTGGGCCGCAGTTAGAGGATTTATTGCCTTCTGAGCCAATTACCGATGCTGTGCTTGATGCGATCATTGAAGATTCGTTCACCCCGGATGCTTCGGCTGAGGAGGTGTCGGCTGCTATTGATTCTATTTTGACGAGCGATGTTACGTTCGCGCAGCTGGAAAGTGTTGTGGATGCTGTGTTTACGGAGGATGCGACTGTCGAGGTTATGTCGGCAGCGTTGGAAAGTTTGGTTGACGCGGATCTTTCGGCACGTGAACTGGCAACGGTTTTGGATGCTGTGTTTGACTCGGATCTTTCTGATGAGGCGACTATTGAATTGGCTACAGAGTTGTTGAGCCAACCGTTGTCAACCGAGGAGTTCAATACGGTGTTGAATGCGATCTTTGATGAGCAGATCTCTGATGAGGTTTTGGTGGAGACTTTTACAGCCGTGTTGGATACGCCTTTGACTCAGGAACGCTTTGCTGAGGTGGTCAATGTGTTGAGTTCTGATGCGATTACTAACGATCAGGTAGCTCAGGTCGTGGATTTGATTATTGGGCAAGATGGTGGTGTTGCCTCTGAGCAGGCTGTTGAACTGGTTTCTAGCGCAAAGGTGTTGGAGTCGGTATCCGGGGATCAAGCAACCGAGGTGTTTGGTTCTGTTGATGAGGGGGCTTTGACTGCTGAGAATGGTGAGGAGATTACGGCGGCGGTTCAGGAGGCTCCTGTGGCTGTTCGTGATGCGTTCCAAGAGGAAATCAATGTCTTTGGTGGCGTATTTGATGGCTATTACCCGCTTGGTTCAATGATTGATGTTGGAACTCGACGTGTGGTTGTGGCTGGTACAGGTGTGCTTATTTCCGCGCCAGTCGTGGCTTCTAGGCGTGGCAGGGTCTAAACCCTTATCTATGCGAT